GATGAATACTTAGGTGTTTATTATCCAAGTGGTTTCACAAGCGATAATGCAGGTAACAATGTTGTTGTTCCAGCATCGCATATGGTACTACGTACATTTGCACTTAATGACCAAGTTGCTTATCCATGGTTTGCACCAGCAGGTACAAGACGTGGCGGAGTTACAAACGCAACTTCAACAGGTTACATTAGTAACGAAGGCGAATTTGTTGCATCAGCACTAAACGAAGGACAGCGAGATACATTGTATCAAAACAACGTTAACCCTATTACATTCTTAACAGGTGCAGGGCTAGTTGTATTTGGACAAAAAACTCGTGCAAGAAATGCAAGTGCTCTTGATAGAGTTAATGTTGCAAGACTTGTAGTGTACTTACGTAGTCAGTTGAATCAGTTGACAAAACCATATCTATTTGAACCAAATGATAAAATCACACGTGATGAAATCAAAGCACAAGTAGAAAGTTTAATGGTTGAACTAGTGGGACTAAGAGCTCTATATGACTTCTTAGTTGTGTGCGACGAATCAAACAACACACCAGCGAGAATTGATCGAAATGAACTATATGTAGATATTGCTATTGAACCAGTCAAAGCAGTAGAGTTTATATACATACCATTGCGTATCAAAAATACAGGAGAAATCGCAGGATTATAAATCATTAAAGTAGGGGGAAAATAAAATCCCCCTACAAATGATAAATACATGTGATAAGGAGAAACATAGATGGCAATCTCAACTCTATTAAATTTAACAGTACCGTTAGCAAACGATACTAGTGCAAGCAGTCAGGGTCTGCTAATGCCTAAACTACAATACCGTTTCCGAGTAACATTGGAAAACTTTGGTATTACAGGCAACACAACTGAATTAACAAAACAGGTTATTGATGCAACCCGTCCAAATATATCATTCCAACAAATACCGATTGATGTTTACAACAGTAAAATTTATATGGCAGGCAAGCACGAATGGCAAGCAGTTACAATGAACTTACGTGACGATGTTAACGGAAACGTACAACGTTCAGTAGGCGAGCAACTACAGAAACAGTTTGATTTCTTTGAACAGTCTAGTGCTGCTACAGGACAAGACTATAAGTTTACACAACGTATTGAAGTACTAGACGGCGGCAACGGCGCTAATACTCCAGCTGTACTTGAAACTTGGGAACTATATGGTTGCTATTTAACAAGTGTTGACTACGGATCAATGAGTTACTCAGCAAACGATGCAATGACAGTAGCTCTTAATATTCAATATGACAATGCTGTACAACTTAACGTAGGTGTTGGAACGCCTAATAACTTCCAAGATCGAAATACTGAAACAGGCACAGGTGCCACAGGCGCTGCCGCTCTTTAATACTAACTAAGAGATTGCTTGACTTCTAAGGAGCCCAATGGGCTCCTTATTTGTTATGTGCGCTGTTTAAATATAAGATAAATACTTTATGCCGTTAAATAGAAACTTTGATAACTTTACTAATTTTGATACCAACAAAGGTATAATGGGTGACTTTACTCACGCCTCAAACTTGTATCGTCGCAATAACTTTAGACTTGCGCCTAAAGTCAAATTCTTATATCATGTTGTAATAGATGTAAATCCAATAGCGTTACAATCATTAGGAAACAATGTTAGTAACTTATTAAACAAACGAGAGTTTAATATATTAGCATCATCTGCTGATTTACCAAACTACGATATTAATACCGAAACAATAAATCAATATAATAGAAAAAAAGTAGTTCAAACAAGAATAAACTATAATCCTGTTAATATTGAGTTTCATGATGATGCTGCTGGGCTAACAACATTATTGTGGGAAGCCTATTATAGATATTATTATGAAGACGGCAACTATGCTGATCAAGGAACTCGTCCACGTGCATATCAAACTGGCTTATACGATAGTGAGCCACAGAATACTTATAGACACGGTTTTAACAGATCCGGCAAAACATATCCATTTTTTAATAGTATAACTATACACCAACTACATCATCAAAATACTGATAGTCATTTTACTAGTTTTACACTTGTTAATCCTCTTATATCTGGCTGGGAACATGATAGAGTAGATCAATCAGATGCTTCTGGTATAATGAAAAATACTATGCGTGTTGATTATGAAACAGTATTATACGATAGAGGTTATACCGGAGATGATAATCCAGCAGGATTTGCAGATAACGCACACTATGATAAATCTCCAAGTCCGTATATTAGTACAGGATCGGGTAGTGATACAACAGGAATTGAGAATGGTTGGACTAAGGTATTTGCTGATATATTTTTAGACATATTAGGAATAACTGAGTTTAATACCGAACAGCAACGTAACCTAAGATCTCCATTTGTAACTAATCCAGTTACAACAGATAACAGAGTTCCATTTAATAGTAATACATTCTTTCCACAAAGTTCAACTCAGACAGCTATAACTACAGCCTTTTTTGATGCAGCATTTGAATCAACAATATCTCAAAGAGAGTTACAAAATAGTACTATTAAGCAAAGAGACTTGGCCAGGAATGCTCTTCGAAACTATGCAATAGCACAAGGATCATCAAACTCATTTAATGATAACGGCCAGCTGTTTGATAATTTAAATGCAACCCAACAACTACAACTACAACAGGCAGTTGTTGATAACTATAGAGTAGACCCAACACTACAAGGTGCAGCATTTACTAGCACTCTTGAGAATATTATAGGTGGCTAAATGAGTAGTATAACTGATAAAAGTATTAATAAATCATCTGATAGTGCAGCAGAGGTAAAATCATTCTTTGATAGATATTTTTCAAAATCGATATCGATTACAAGCAATGAAGTTGATAGTGTATTAGGATTTTTTAAAAAAAGAAAGTTTGATGATAATGCAGCTATTGCTGTAACTACAGTATTATTGCAACAAGCTAAATCTGAAAATAAAAATATATTTGAGTTATTAGATAGTTTAAAAGGTTTAGATGAGGTAAAACTTAGTCAGCTGGTAGCTGCTATTTTGAATAATAACAGAAGCAAAGTAAGTGCTCTTGGTTACACAACAGATTATCAGATTGTAACATACGAAAATAGAAACGTTGTATTGTAATGTCGAGGTTTGCACAAGGCAAGTATACATTAAAAAACCCTGAAAAATATGTAGGCGGCAGAACTCCTACTTATAGAAGTAGTTGGGAATTTGCTTTTATGCGTATGTGCGATACAAACGAAAATATAACAAAATGGGCTAGTGAAGCAGTTCGTATTCCTTATAGAAATCCACTAAGTGGAAAACACACTATATATGTTCCTGATTTCTTTATAGTATACAATGATCGTACAGGTAAACAACACGTTGAACTAATAGAAGTCAAGCCAGCAAATCATACATTTAAAGAACAACTAGGCAACAGCAAAGTAAACAAGTTACACTATGTTGTTAATCAAGCAAAATGGGCAGCAGCTAGAGGTTACTGTAAACAAAAAGGAATGCTATTTAGAGTTGTTAACGAAGGAGATATTTTCCATCAAGGCAAACGTAGATAAATAATAGTAGCATATTATAGGTGTTATTATGACAAAGAAACTTGAAGAAATGTTGAATCTTCCAGATAACGAAGATATTAAACAAGAAGTACAACAACAGGCAGTTGTTGCACAAGAAGAAACTTTTAGAGATATTGCAGAGTTTGACAAGATTGCAAGTGCATTGCCAGCTGTTAAAGGACTTGGCCAAAAAGCAGACGACGAACTCGAAGACATTGCATCACGTGCATTGGAAGCATATGACGATTTAATGGATTTAGGAATGAATGTTGAATCACGTTACGCAAGCAGAGTATTTGAAGTTGCTGGCGGAATGCTTAAAACATCATTAGATGCTAAGGTTGCTAAAATGGATAAGAAACTAAAAATGATTGACTTGCAACTTAAAAAAGAAAAAATGGACAAAGATAGTAACCCTGGCGATGGCGGCGTAGTTAACGGGGAAGGATATGTTGTCTCAGATCGTAATAGCCTTTTAGAGAAGTTAAAAGGCATGAACAATGATAAATAGTAACATAACGTAGGATACAATAATGAAAAACTTTGCTGATTATTTGACTGAAAGTAAAAAAACATACGAGTTCAAGATTGGTGTAGCTGGTGAGCTGCCTGAAAACTTTGAAGATATGCTTGAAACCAGTTTACAAAAATACGGATGCTCGCAAATTGCAGCTGGTAAAAAAACACCAATACAAGAACGTCCACTAGACTTTCCACAGTTAGAAAACTGCGAAGCTACATACTTTGAAATAAGTTGTACATATCCAACAACAGTGCAAGTACTTCAAGAGTACATCGGACAGTGTTGCGGAGTCAAACAAAGTCATATTATTGTACGTAATCCAAATGAGCCACAAGAGCTGTATCAAGAAGAAGTGTCTTCTGATGTATATGTTGCAAAGCTAACAGTTGATGAAATCGAAGGCGAAGGCGCACAGGATATGGCAGGCGAAAATAGAGTAATGGACCTGCTGAAAGAATTAGAGACAGCTCGTAAAGAACAGTCAGGAGACTAATATGAAAAAAGTAAACGAAGCTAATATGAACATTAGTGTAAATGGCGAAAGCGCATCGGAAGTATCAGAACTACTGCGCATTATGCAACTAGCAGGTTCTGATGCAAAAGAAGTTGATATTGATGATATTAATCAAAAAATGTTACCGAGTCCAGAAGATGACGGCCCGTGTGATGTATGTGGAGGCGATCATGGTCCTTCAGATCTTATGGCAGGCTGCGGCGGCAAGTCGTCAAGTGAAACAATGGCAGACACTATCAGAATGATTTCAAAAGAAGAAGATGATTATGATGGTAACTTTGGTGATGCAACTACAGAACCAGATGACGAATATATGAGATCAAATGCAGGCGATGTAAGTGACATGATTCCAAGTGGTGACGACTTACACAAAGAAAAAGGATCATATCCAGCAACAGCAGGTGGCGACAATCCAATGAATACTAGAGAAAGTATTCATGCAATGCTTACAAAAGCACTTGCTGAAAAACAAGCATCAAAAGAGCCAAAGCCAGACTTTCCAGACTTAGATGGCGACGGCAACAAAGAAGAGCCAATGAGTCAAGCAGCCAAAGACAAAAAGTCTAAAGGTATTCAAGCAATGATTGATGCTGGTAACAAAAAAGCAGATGCAGAAGCAAATGAAGATCAAGAAGTTGCTGAATATGATGTTCCAAGTAACTTTGAAAACAAGCACAAAGACATCAACAATCTTGGACGCAAAATGATGGACATGAGTTCAAATATGTCAGGAACTGATGATACTAGTTTAATGATGGCAAATGCACTTTCAAGACTTGGTGAAGTATTAGCTGAGTTTGGTGGCAGCGGATTTGCTGCTAACAACATGAACGATGTCATTAAAAAATCATCTTTGAACAAAGAGATTGTTCAAATGCTAATGAAAAAAGCCAAAGAAGAAGATTAAGAACGTTCTACCGACTGAGCGAACGGACCCAAATAGCACCTACGGGTGCTATTTTTTTCTATAAATAATATTATGGCAGCATCATTAGACGGCGTCTTAATCAAAAAGGCGAATAGAAAAGAAACATTTACCGAAGAACAAATAGCAGACCTTTTGGCCTGCATGGATCCAGATACAGGATACTTGCATTTTTCTCGTAAGTTTGCTTATATACAACACCCAACTAAAGGCAAACTACTGTTTGATCCTTATGAATATCAGCTAGGGTTAATGGATAGTTATCATAGTTTTAGATTCAACATCAATATGATGCCTAGACAAACAGGCAAGACTACATGTGCTGCAATCTATCTAGCATGGTTTGCAATGTTTAATCCAGATCAAACTATTCTTATTGCTGCACACAAATACACAGGTGCACAGGAGATTATGTCACGCATACGTTTTGTATATGAAACTTGTCCGGATCATATTAGAGCAGGTGTCACAAGTTATAACAAAGGCAGTATTGAGTTTGAAAATGGCAGTCGTATTGTAAGTCAAACAACAACAGGTAATACAGGACGTGGTATGAGTATTTCGCTATTATACTGTGACGAGTTTGCATTTGTTATGCCTAACATTGCAGAAGAATTTTGGACTAGTATTTCGCCTACACTAGCAACTGGTGGTCGTGCTATTATTACTAGTACACCTAACAGTGACGAAGATACATTTGCTACTATTTGGAAACAAGCAGAACAAAAGTTTGACGAACATGGTGAAGAACAAGATGTAGGCATAAACGGATTTCATAGTTTTATTGCAGAATGGCACGAGCACCCAGACAGAGACGAAGCGTGGAAAAAAGAAGAAATTGGCCGTATTGGTGAAGAAAAATTCCGTCGAGAATATGGTTGTGAATTCTTAGTATTTGACGAAACACTAATCAATAGCTCCTCTTCT